GTTATCGACCACACTGAGATCGGGTCGGGTGGCGCTGCGTCGTGGACGAAGAGTTCGATTCCGTCCACCTACGATCATCTGCTCATCAAGGGGTCGGTTAGAACAGCCGCCTCGTACAACTCAACATATCTGAAGTTTCAGGTGGGAAATAGTGGAATCGACACGGGAACCAACTACTCGGAAACCTACCTGTATGCAGGAGCCAGCCCAGCGTCAAGCCGACTGACCTCACAGTCGCAAATCAAATACACGCTAATCCCAGGTGCGACTGCCACATCGAACACATTTGGATCGCTATCAATCTGGATTCCCCACTATGCGAACACGGCGAACTACAAACAGTTCGTGATGGACTCTGTGGCAGAGAACAATGTTACTACGCCAGCGCTGTCTCTCGTCGCTGGGCTGTGGCAGTCCACCTCAGCAATCACCGATCTGAAACTTGTTCAATGGGCTGGGTCGAACCTTGACCAATACAGCACCATCACCCTGTACGGGATAACCAACAACGCCTAAAACCACTAGGAGCGACACATGGCTAGACAGAAAGTCGTCAACGGCGAATATTTCGACCTGACGGCAGAAGAAGAAGCAGAACTGGATGCGATGGCTGAAGCCGCCGACCTAGACCTCAGCATGGTTCGAGCCGACCGCAACGCCAAGTTGGGAGCGTCTGACTGGACACAGTTGGGTGACGCAGCGTTGGCAGGCCACACCGCTGAGGAGTGGGCTGCGTACCGCCAGTCGTTGCGGGATCTACCTGCGACGTATTCGCGTGTGTCTGAGGTTGTGTGGCCCGAAACACCTGTTGAGGAAGCAGCACGGCTTGTTGCTGAGGCCGCAGCGGCAGAAGCAGCCCGCCTGGCAGCCGGATAAACAAACCAGTGGAACCGGTCACCCGCACCGACTGGGGCGCAAAAACACCCCGCTGGACAACCAGACAAAAGCGCCCCGTAGACCACGTCTTCATCCACCACGGCGCAACCCTCCTGGGCGACCACACACAACGCGGCGAAACCCGCATCATCCGCGCCTACCAAAACCATCACCACCACCGCGGCTGGGCCGACATTGCGTACTCGTTCCTCGTCGGAGTCCAATCAGGCCGCGTATACACCGGGCGAGGATGGCGCAACCGGCCCGGAGCCACCCGCAACTGGAATCATCGCTCATATGCAATATGTATCGTTGGTGATACCACCCGGCAGCAGATCAGCCAGCAAGCCATCGAAGCCATCCAAGCACTCATAGCTCAAGGCGTCACCCGCGGCCACATAACCCCCAACTTCACCCTCAAAGGGCACCGCGACGTGAAAGCCACCGCGTGCCCCGGCGACACCGCATACGCAACCCTGGAACAAATGCGGCCCACCGCTCGACAGGCCCCCGCACCGAAAGTTTACGCACCGCCACTGTTGAAGATGCTGCGCCTCAAACGGCCCCGCATGAGAGGCCCGCTGATCCGCTGGGTGCAAATGGCGGTAGGCGTCGCCGTAGACGGCGTGTACGGACCCAACACCTGTACCGGTGTAAAGACATGGCAGGCAGAACGCGGACTCACCACAGACGGCATCGTCGGACCCGCAACATACAAGGCGATGTTTCGTGCCGGCTGAATGGGTGCAAGCCGCCGGTGTCGTCGGGGCAGCATCAGTCACAGGGATTTTCTCGGTGCTTGTTCACACGTTGCGCCGCGAAAACAGTGACCGCCACACCCACAACATGAAGAAACTCGACGGTCTCAACACGAAACTAGACGAGGTGTCCGACAACATTGTTGGCCTCACCGTGTGGACGAAAGTCCACGACGCGAAACATGAACTAATGGAAGAACAGTCCCGTGGCGCTTGACTACCGCCAGACAGGCATCGACTACCGGCAAACCGGTGCGTCGTACCAGGGTTCGTTGGATGCTGCTGTAACCCCCGCCGTGGTGGCCGCGGTTACGGCAGCCCCGTCGCCAACCGTGGCTGGAGCCGCGGATGCAACCGTGGGTGTGGTTGCGGCGACGGCAGCGGTGCTGGCCCCAACGGTCAGCGGGGCCGCAGGGGTCAGCGCCGCCACAATCGCAGCAGTCGCAGCGGTTCCCTCAGCTGCCGCAGCAGGACACGCCGAAGTCGCAGCCGTCACGGTTGCAGCGGTCGCTGCCTCCCCAGCGGCACAAGCCAGCCAGACAGCAAACGTCACACCCGACACAATCCCCAGTCTCGTAGCGGTTCCGTCGCCCGACCAGGTGCGGCGTGTCACTTTGAACACGACAAACACGTTGCCGACGCTTGCGAAAGGCGAACCGGACTACCGGCCCCTGGCGGCAGCGAACATGCTTGCCCGCCACTACTCGCCACGCTCCAAAGGCGTCAACGTGTGGATCGCATCCGGGGCAGTCACCACGACTCAACCGGCAGACCCCGACACGATCACCCGCACGTTGCATGGAGGCCACGAAGGCCCCGACGATCTAACAGACACAGAAGCAGACCTGCTTGCCACAGCCGGCTACCGCATCGACGTGGAAGCCGCATGAACATCCTGAGGAGGATCAGTGGGCAAGCAGGAAATGAGCGACGCCGAAAGACAGGCGTTCGCTGAGAAGGTTCGTTCCCTGTCATTTTCGACAGGTGCAGCAAACTCGAATGTGGAACGCACCATGTCACGCGACATGGACGCATACAAGCGGATGCGGCGAGAAGGCTTACAACCACCCCGTGTAACCGGTTCCGCAGACCTCGAATCCCGTGCCGAGACTAAGATGGAAGTCGAAGCAGGCCAGATCGTGCGCTCAGACGCGGCACGAAAGGCCACCGAGTCGTTGCTTGCCGAAGCAAAAGGCTAAGGCATGACAGCGCAAACGTGGATAGATCGAACCCGAGACCTACTGCTCTCAGGGACCGTCGAGGCAATCAACCGCCTCAACGCCGGCATCGACTCGTCTACGTCCACGCTGGTCACCGAGTTCGCCACTGGCCCCATTGTCGCCGGGTCCGTCATGGAGATCGGCACCGAACTCATGTACGTCACGTCGGTGTCAGGCACCACTGTTGGCGTGATGCGCGGTTACGGCGGTTCGGCAGCTGCGGCACATTCGGCCGCGGACGTGATCCGGGCCAGCCCGGCGTTTCCAGCGAACATGATTCTCGACGCCCTCAACGACGACTTGAACGACTTGTCGGCCCGCGGCCTGTACCAAATGTCCACCAAGACGTTTACCTACACGTCAGGCACCGACGGCTACGACCTCGCATCAGACGCCCTGGGTGTGCATCGGGTTACTTACACGGACCCGGGGACAGACAAGTCTGAACCCGAGGTGCGCCGTTGGGCGATCCGTCGCAACCGTGACACCGCGACGTTTGCTTCCGGTGTGGCACTTGTGCTGCAAGACATTCCAACGTCAGGGCAAACGGTTCGCGTCGAATACAAGGCACCGTTCACGACGCTCACGTCGGCAGCGTCCACACTTTCGTCTACAGGACTGCATACAGAGGCATACGACCTGCCTCCGCTGGGTGCGGCGTTGGCTCTAATGTCGTTCAAGCCGATTCAGCGCGAGTCGATTACGCATCAGTCGCCAACGCGGCGCGCCGAAGAAGTCCCATCGGGTGCCATTTCGGCTTCGATGCGTGACCTCAGGTTTAGGCGTGATCAGCGAATCGCGGCTGAAGCATCCAGGTTGGGCCAGTTGTACCCGACGACGTGGCTTCGTTCCGGGGAGTAGCCGATGGCTGTTGCCCCGCAGTACGACATTTCCATTGACGGCCGCGGATATCTCGTTGACCTGACTGGTTTCCGCCGGCGCACCATCCCGGCGCAGAAAGAGCAGCGCGACACGGGCGGCGATGTTGGCGAAAACACGTTGTCTGATGTCGGCCAGTGGATACGGTCGCAAACAGATTGGTCGCACGGCGCAGGCCAGGAACATTACGACCTGAGCGACTCTGACCGTCGCCGCTTTCACACGTCAAAGAATGTTGACATCTTCACCAAGGGCCGCTTGTCGATGCTGAAAGCCATCGACACTAAAGAAACAGGGGCGAACACGAATCTGTACGCCCGTGTCGTCAACGGCACAGTGTTCTATTTCTCAGACGGCACCGACCTGAAATACGGCGACCCGAACGCCGCAGCAGACCCTGACTATTCGTCTACGACAACGCCGATGGGCGGCACGATAGAGGACTGGACTTCCGATGGCACCAGCGTGTACGCCGCGGTCGGTTCAGCGGTAAAGAAGGCGACTGTTTCGTCTACGACAACGGCAGCAACTATTGGAACTTTCCAAGCCAATGTCATCGAATACGCAAACGGTCGTTTGTTGGCTGCCGACGGTGCCCGCCTGGTCGAGCTGAACACCTCAGGAACAGTGTTGACGTTTGATAACACCCTGTCAGGCACCTGTGTTGCCCTCAGGGGCGGCCCACAGGCCCTATACGCTGCGCACAACATCAACGGGCAGGGAACCCTGTATTCGATAGGTGTGAGCGCCTCAGACGGCTCCCTAGCGTACCCTGTGCCGGCTGCGATTCTGCCGCAAGGCGAAACCTTTTCCGGGCCGTTCAGTGTAGATACTTTCGGAGACATCATGGTCGTCGGAACATCTACCGGTGTCCGCTTCGGAGTCATCAACTCTAACGACCAGGCATCCGTTACTTTCGGTCCCGTTATAGACGACGGCGGTGCCGCATACGGTGTACGCATTTCGGGCCAGTACGCCTACTGGGGAACCAAGAACGGTGACACCTACAAAGCCGATTTGACTATCTTCACCGACACATTGGTTCCCGCCTATTGCCGTTACCTGGCTCACGACTCATCGTCATACGGCAACGTGCAAAGCGTTGAAATGTTTGACAACAAGTTGCTGTTTACTGACAGCAACGGCGAACTGTACGGTGAGTCTTATGCAGGAACATTGTCAACCGCCGCCGAGCTTACGGTAGGCGTGGTTACGTTCGGAACAGTGGCTTCAAAGGTCGCTCGGGCCGTGTCGGGCAGGTTCTCTAAGGAACAGGCCACTTCTGGTTCAGGCGACTTTGACTACCGGTTGGCAGGCGTGGACTACCGGTCCGGTTCCTACAACTACCGCGGGTTGGTGGCTGGTGTGGCGGGCACCACCACCATCACCGTTACCGACGAAAACAACGAATCGACGGCAATGGTGTTGGCGACATCAGGCGGCGAAACGTCATACGGCGCAGTTGACCCGGCGTCAGAAACCTTCGTTGTCAACATCGGCCTTGCCAGAGGCGCCAGCGATACCACCTCGGGGCCGATTCTGGAACGCTGGTCACTAGATGCACGCCCCCAACCGGAACGCATCGAAGAAATCATCGCACCACTCGTATTGCAGGGAACAGTGTTGACCGCCCACGGGGCCGGCGCACCAGCCGCATACGACTCACAAGACCACTATCTGCATTTGCGTTCGCTCGTCACGGAAGCCAAAGCCGTCACCTATGAGGAGGGGGACAGGTCAGAGACCGTCACGGTTGAAGACTTGGAACTTGCACCCATCCGTTACTCGGATGACAACTCGTATTGGGAAGGCGTATTGACATGCCGGATGCTAACAGTCCCGTAACCCTCGCAGAGTTCGCAGCGATCCCGCGAAACAGGCGGCTCCCCCGCTGGTCCGACTGCCTTTCCGACGATGTCGTTGAACAGATCATGGCGTCTGGCGAGAAGGAATCCGAGATCACACAGTGGCTGCAAAAGATCGGGTACCCGGATGCGACGGTAGGCAAAGTGAGAACACTCGTCATGGATCGCGAACGTCAAGCAGTCCCGAGTGGTTGACACCCTGTCCGAGTTCGCTGA